CGATCATGTTTCGATTGGATCATTGTCCATCAGGAGAAGGCTATTTATAGGGGCCTCCACCTACCGTAAACGTTGACAAACATCTTACCTGCCCAAAGATGTCTATCCCACGCGTCCGGAAAGAACTGACACCAGGTCTGCCAGGCCCGTGTCGCTCAGTGATTTTTATGGATGTTTCTTCATCAGCGGTCACTCTTGAGGTTCCGCTACCCGTTGTGATCATTTGGATCGGGTCTTCTTTGCTGTACCGCCCTGTATTCTGTCAGTCATGATGGATTCTTCGATAGATTCATCTGAGTCACTGTCAGGTTCTCTTGGTGTGGCTGGTACAAGCCTGTCCTTCCATCTCTCTACTCTGTCCAATTCTTGGGCAAAACGCTTGAGGTCATCTGAAATGTTGAATGAAGGGTTTTGGACCGATATGTCGTTTATAGCATCAAAAGCGCGTTCTAAAGCCGTGAGGTAGTCTGCCTTGATAACGACAGGCTCAGAAGTGTTTGTATCGTCGTTTCCAGCATATTGTGCTCTGACGTCGATCATCCTCTGGCTTTGGGAACCAGGTCCTGCCATGAAGTTCATAGCATGACCTGCTGCGCTTCGCGCCATTCCACCTGCAAGTGGGTGCGACGAGGCCTTTCGCAGGATTACTTTAGCCGTTTCGTATGCGTTCTTCATAACGCCCACATCTTGGCCTGGGTCCTGTTGTATTCCGGGTAGATAGCTGGGCAACGGATTTGTAATGGACACGTTGTCCTTAAACAAATTGTTGGCGATAGAGTCCTTCGGTTGGGGCCAAAAGACCGTGTTCCCTTTGATATTGAACTGCAAAGTCCAATCGAAGGCGCTACCAGCTGCCGAAATACTTTGGGCAGGGTTTTGGAAAATGATATAGTTGGCAAGCTCCGCAACCATTTGCGAATCTTTATATCCTTCTCCCTTGGACTACTAGGAGTCAAACACAATTTCGTGATTGACTACAGCTGACTTCATCTTGAAAGTTTGACCGCCTACTCGAGCGGCGCCAGCTATTTCGATCAGTTGGTTGATCGAGAGCCCGTTGTTGGTCCCAAGGGTCTACTCAGGTGGAAGCTAGCCGAATGCCAGCGTTCCCTAGAAGTATGAACCGACCAAGTTGGCTTTGGGCGCGAGCAAGTTACCAGTAAGCTCCGCGGCCCACACGAATCCTCCAGATGAAAAGCCAGTCATGTTGGAAGAGTAGGTCTCAATCATCGATCGAGCTTGATAGATTTGCTGAAAGCATGCTCGATTAAGGAAGCCGCTGTTAAGATCAGCAGCTTAGACCTGGAAGGCTACCATGCCTCCTAATTTCGTCGTAGTACCGATGTGAACAGGACCACCTCCGAAAGTTGCACCATCGCCATAAAAGGCAGTCATCGATGGACACCAGATAAGGATTGTGTAAGTAGCGGTTCCTAAGGGCTGCGCAGCGGCAGCACCGTTTAGAACGTACGTGGAAGCCAAAGAATGACTCACAGAAAAAGTGGACGTGGGCAAATTTGTAGCATTCATACCGGCCACATAAGGAGAGTTGAAACTCCCTGGGCAGTATTTCGATACTAGCATCTCGTCCCACCCTGAGAGTACAGGGTTTATCTATTTCTGCTGGAGAATACCATCTACATATCTGGGTCTATTGATTTTCTTGGACATTGGGACGCCGCCTCCTTGGGCGTTGGCAGTTGAAGGTCGTTTCTTCTGACGGTTTTTCTTTTCCGCCTTTTTGACCTCCTTTGCCAATTTTTTCTCGTCGTCAGCCACTTTCATTTTCCGAAGATCTTTCTTCGAGTATCGTGGCCGTCCTTGTTTGTTGGTTATGGGCATTGGTGTGAGTTAGTGTGTATGTATTTCGTTAATATGTTACGAGTCCGTCTGGTTTGGCTTGGTTCTACCAGCGTAGATTACGTCATGCACAATCAAGTTGTACAGATCTCCGATGTGCTTACCAAGTTTACCGTTAATGAATTTCTCCATTTTGTAGTCCTAATCGTCCTGTGCGTAGGCTACCCCTTTGTAGTGTTGGGTTATTTTCTTGCGCATCTCTTCAGAGATGGGGGGCAATTCCTACTTGTCTCGCTGGACTCTCTGGAAATCTTCGATGAGGCGGCTAAGTCCCTCTGCTTCCAAGCCTTCAAGTATGGCATCTCGATGGAGCCAAGGGTAGCACAACAGTTTCTTATTTTTTCCAGTGAAGAACTGTTTTGTCTTGAGGATCTTGGAGACATCACGGCACATACTCCATTGCTCTAGTGAACCATCAGAAGACCAGGACCATTTCGAACAAAATTCGATTTCGTAGAACTTTCCTCTCTTGACTACTTTGATGCACTGTCCTAAGCCTACCATTTAGGCTTCTGTGTCTCTAGTAGTTAGAGTAAGAATCGATTGTTCCAGAGGATCCGCGTGTTTAGGGTCTGTCCACATTACGCAATCATCGCCTGAGGCTATGGTAAAGATTTCGTCACTATCCCAAGGAGTTTGAGATATGCCAGCTTTCATTTGGTAGTACCAGGCGTAGAGGAGTGTCCTGAGAGTGTTGCCGAGGGTTGTCCGAGTGCAGTGGCCTGAAGGGGTGGTGCCCTCCATTTCGAAGTAAATCCAATCTACTTCTGGACCTTTCTCTTTCCACTTGTGGGCTTGCTGAACCTCTCTAAAGAATCTGCTTTTAATTGAGTCGGGCCATTAGCGCGATCCAACTGTGGGACAGTTGAAAAACACGACCTGCTTGGTTTGCTTGAGGCCAGTCATAAGCCTCTCAGTTATGTCGTTGAGGTCAACAGTGGGCGCAATGTGAAAACTGTACCAATTGTGCGTCACCACTTTATGAACGAGGGGTCTTATCTTGTCCCAGAAAAGATTGTCAGTACATTTGAGCAATGATGAAAACTGAGATGAGTCCATGGCCGATGAGTCCACAGAGATTGAAACATAATGCTGCTTGATCTTGCCTCGACACTTGTCTAACAAATCTTTTGTTGATGTTGCATGAATGAATCCTGGGAAGTGTTTTGAGAGATAAGGAAAAATCTCCTTCTGAAGAGCTGCCATAATGGATTTACCTGATCTGGTGGGATCCATGACTGCACGAGGTCTACTCTTTTGGTATAGAAGACAGCCTTGTTCATCTTTAATGAAATCAGCTGTTGAGTAGACTTCGCCTTTCTTCGACATCATGTTGAAACAACCAGTATAGTCTCGGAAGTCATTGTCGAAGAATGCTCGATGTATGAGAGATTCATACCCAAGTTTTTTCGAGTCTGACCACATTTTCTGGTGAGCAGGGTAGTCCA